AGCGTTGCTTCTTTGTACTCGCCACGCATAACAGCTGTTAGGTACTCTAGCACCTCTTGGGCATCGGCTGTTCGTTCGTTTTTCAGTTCTGCGAGGCGTTCGTCTATATAAGCTCTGAGGTCAGGTTTAGTCAAGTTTTCCTGTCCTATCTGCTTTGCAGTCTTTTCGCTATATCCCGCTCTGATAGCAGCCTCTTTGGCATTTCCTGTCTCGATGTAAAAGTCACAAAATCGTTTCTGTTTCTCGGTCATTCGCATGTTATTCACCGCCTTTCTGTCTAATAATTTATCACTTCACATACATTTCTATATTCTCTTGTATATGCTTATCTTTCCAACTACCATAACCACAATAAACTAGCTTGCACGCATCAATTTCCTTCGGCGTGGCTTCTCTCGTCATTTCAACAATAGATGCATTCTTTTTTATCTGCACAGACATTACAACACGCATTGAAACAGTTGAGTGCTTCGGATGTGGATATTTATGTGTTAACGATACATACCAATAACTTTTCATGTTCTCTCTCCTAATTGTTTTTATGTATATTTGTTTATTGTAAGACAAACGCTTCAATTCCTGTTATACTCACTGCAAGACAGCAACTCCTTTTTGCTTCATGTAACACTTCCAGTTATTTCAAAACATAATCTGCTGTCTGGCCACTAGATATTTTATCT